GTGGAACAACGCATAGTGGTACAACACATAGTGGAACAACACATAGTGGAACAACGCATAGTGGAACAACGCATAGTGGAACAACGCATAGTGGAACAACGCACAGTGGTACAAGTTTTAGTAAAGACTATAAATTGAAAGAGAATGATTTAGTTATGAAAGAGCAAGATTATAGTGAATTAATGTATGTATTTAAATCATTATTGGAATCTGATTATTTAGATAACAATATTTCGAATATAGAAGATGTCATAAGTGATTACAATATTTTGAATATTTATGATTTGGGGAATGCTGTATTAAATAAAGTAAATAACAAGAAGTATAATAATTTTCTAGAAAAAATTACATGTATAGATTCTAATGGAAATATTAATTATTTAGATACTGATAATATAAATTATAAAAAGTTGTATGCTTTTTCTGAATTAATAGAAGTATATACATTTTCTAAAGATAAAGTTATAGAATTAATAAATATTAACAATATCTACCAGTTATGTGATCTTGATAAACAAAATAAAATATTGATAGAAAATGGTAAATATGGATATGAATATAATGGATTACTTGTATATTTGAATGTAATTAAAATAAATAATAGTTATTATAAATTATTAGAATTATTAGAATTAGATAAATTATTGAATAATAAAAATATAGAAATTCCAATAAAAGAAAGGCTCTATAATTATGTAGATACGAATAAAAAGATATCAAAAGATTTAAATAGTTTGTTAGTTTTATTTGATTATTATAAAATATTGGATGATACACGAATAAATAATGAAGAAGATGATTTTGAATTAGATTATTCTCTTTTAAGAAATATAAATTTAAATGAAAATTATTGGGATTACAATCCATATTTCAAAATGTATAATATAAAGGAAAAGATTATTAATAAAATAAATAGTCTGACTGAAGATGATAAAAATATATTTGAACATAAATTAAATGATAAATTTTTACCAACAACAAATGTTCAAGATAGAAAGGAATATAAAGTGTTTAAAAATGATTCTATCAAATCAAATGATTTTTTAGAATCATTCAATTTAAAAATGATAAAAAATAGATTTGTGGATGTATTTATAGATATAATAAATGATTATTCCAAATTATACAATTCGCGATGTTCAATAGACTGTGAAAATTCTTCAAATAGAATGTTTGATAAATTAATGTATTATTTAGACAACATAATAAAAATATTGATTAAAGATGGTAGAATGTTTTATGTAGGGATGTTTGTAATATTTATGTCATTTGTATTATATTTTATAGAAGTTTCAAAATAGATTAAAATTATATTTATTAATACTATATGGACTATAATAATGACACATGGAAAGTTATTGATAATTATTTTAAAGTACATAAAAATTATTTAACAAAACATCATTTAGATTCATTTAATGATTTTGTTTTGAATAAAATACCATTGACTATAAAACAATACAATCCACAAATTTTATATAATGGAATGAATACAGAAAAAATATTTGAATACGAAACACATATTTATTATGGTGGAAAAGATGGCTCAAATGTGTATATTGGAAAACCGGTGATATATAAAGATATAGAAGGATCACAAGTCATAAAAAAGGCATTATATCCAAATGAAGCACGACTAAGAAATTTGACATATGCCTCGCATCTATTTTGTGATGTATATATTGAATATATAATATTGGTAAATGGAGAAAAGAAGATATTAACACGAGAATTTAAAAAAATTAATTTAGGTCAAATACCGATTATGCTCCATTCCAAAATATGTATGTTACATGATACTACATTTGATTTAAGAAAAAATATGGGAGAGTGTCCATATGAACAAGGTGGATATTTTGTTGTAGATGGGCAAGAAAAGGTTATTGTATCACATGAAAGAAAAGCAGAGAATAAATTGTACATTATAAAATCATTAGAAGGATTGTATAGTTATTCTGCGCAAATAAAATCAGTCCCGAATGATTCATTTAAATATGCTAGAACAACGGTAGTAAATATAAATAAAAATACAAATGTTATTACTGTTAGATTACCAAGTTTAAAAAAACAAATACCATTATTTTTATTATTTAGAGCTTTAGGTATAGAAAATGATAAAGAAATACTAGAATATATATTGTATGATTTAGATGATGAAAAATCTATTATGTTTATGGAAGTATTAAGAGAATCTATTGAAGATATAGGACCTGTATATACACAAGATATGGCATTAAAATATTTAGCAAATATAACAATAGGAGGTTCTATGGCACATTTAAAGGATGTTATTGTAAATGATGTATTTCCGCATGTTGGCGATGGATATAAAGATAAAGCATATTATTTAGGTCACGTTGTTCATAAATTGTTAAATGTATTGTATAAAATAGATGATGTTACTGATAGAGATAGTTTTGAGTATAAACGAGTTGATCTATCCGGATTTTTATTAGCAAATTTATTTAGAGAAACTTTCAAACAATTTCAACGTGATACTAAAATAGCAATAGATTCTGAATATAGGTTTAATAGAAGTCAGTATGAAAATGAGAATTATCAAAATATTATTCATGAAGATAATATAAAAAAAATATTCAATCAAAATGTAATAACAAATAGTTTTAAAAAGGCCTTTAAAATTGGAACAATATTGAATAAAAAAGGTCTAATACAATCATTAAATAGACTATCAAATTTAGGAACAATATCTCATTTACGAAGAATCAATACTTATGGAGATATGATTATGATTGGTCAACGTAAATTGCATCCAACACAATATGGGATTATTTGTCCAGTTGAAACACCCGATGGTGGTAATATTGGTATTAAAAAACATTTAACTATAACTGGACATATTACATTTGGATGTGATGCGGAACCAATAATAACATTGTTAAAACAATTGGGTATTATAGAATTATCAAATATTAAACCAACCATAATATATAATAATTGTAAAATATTTGTAAATGGTAAATGGATTGGTATTCATAAGGATCCATTAAAATTACTTAAAATACTAAAATTATTTAGAAGAAATAGTTATATAAATATATTCACATCAATTGTATTTAACTATAGAAGTTTAGAACTATGTATATTAACTGATGGAGGTCGTTGTTGTAGACCACTATATATTATGGAAGATAATGAGTTATTGATAGGTGATAAACACATAACAAAAATGGAAACGACGATTGATTGGTATAATTTAGTTGGTGGATTCACTGAAAAAAAAACAGATTATTATGATTGTATTTATTATCCACCAAAAGGAATAAATATGTTAGATTTTGATGAAATTATATCATCTTTAACCGATACACAATCTGTAATAGAATTTATAGATACAGATGAAATGACACAAGTAATGTTATGTAATGATTACAATAAGGAAAAGACTAATACGTTTTCACATTGTGAAATTCATCCTTCATTAATCATGGGTATATTGGGATTTACGATACCATATGTAAATACGAGTCAAGCACCAAGAAATGTATATGGAACAGGTCAATCAAAACAAAGTGTTGGAATTTATACAAGTAATTACAGAAATAGATTTGATGTATCTACACATTTATTACATTATCCACAAAAACCATTAGTTAAAACAAGATTAAGTAAATATGGTTTTGTGGATAAATTGCCTACTGGAATTAATGCTATTGTGGCTGTTTCATCATATACAGGTTATAATCAAGAGGATTCTATAATAATAAATAAAAGTTCTATGGAACGTGGATTATTTGTTTCTTCGTATTTTAAAACGTACGATTCTAAAGAAGAGATAGATACAAGAAGTTCGTCACAAGATTTATTTTACAATCCATTAAAAAATGATTCTGTCGAAAAAAAGAATGATTATAATTATAACTACGTTGATGAAAGTGGATTAGTAAAAGAGGGAATATATGTAAATGATAATGATGTATTGATAAGTAAATATACTGAGACGAATAATATTTCAATGAAAGATTCGAGTGTTGCTGTTAAAATGGATGGATATGGAGTTGTAGATAAGGTATTTAGTGATTATTATAATTCGGATAAGCAAAAAATAGCAAGAGTTAGGATTTGTACTTACAGAAACCCATCATTAGGTGATAAATTTGCTAGTAGACATGGTCAAAAAGGTGTAATTGGCATGATATTACCTCAAGAAGATATGCCTTTTACTAAAGATGGAATTGTCCCAGATATTATTATTAATCCACATGCCATTCCAAGTAGAATGACTATTGGACAATTGGTAGAATGTGTTATGGGTAAATCATGTTCCTTATTGGGGATGTATGCTGATGCAACACCATTTACTAATATTGATAATGATGAAATTTTTAACTTGCTTGAAAAAAACGATTTCAGTAGACATGGTGATGAAATATTATATAGTGGTATTAATGGTAAACAAATGTCAACAAATATATTTATAGGACCTACATATTATCAACGATTAAAACATATGGTTAAAGATAAAATTAATTCTAGAGCAACTGGGGCTATTTCGTTGAAAACAAAACAACCACCATCAGGACGTTCTGTAGGGGGTGGATTAAGGATTGGTGAAATGGAACGTGATGCTATTATATCTCATGGGGCTGTACAATTTCTTAAAGAAAGTATGATGGAAAGATCTGATAAGTATACAACATATATAAGTTCTAATAGTGGGTTAACATCCATCGTAAATGAAAATAAAAATAGATATATTTGCCCTTCAACAGATGGACCATTATTATTTGATGATAATGATGATATTTCTAACAATAATAGTAGTTGTGATATAGTAAAAGTAAATATACCATATAATACAAATCTAATGATACAAGAATGTAATGCTATGGGAATTTCAATGAGATTAATTATTGATAAAGAAAGTAATTACAAAAAACTAGATGATGTAAGTGAACCAAAATTTGAACTATCTGATATAGATGTTAGAACCACACTTTCTACAAAAGATATAAGTAAACGAAAACAAATACCAAAGTCTAAACCAAATATAGAAAAGTTTGTTAACAAAATGACTGATAATAAAATTATGGTATCAAATTTAGATTCAAATATTAATGTTAAAACACTTATTAGTTTATTTTATACCAAATCAAATATATTTGATGTACGATTAAATAAAGAGACTTCTTCAGCAATAATAATATTTACAAAACCATCACATGCTAAAAAAGCAATAGATGATTATAATGGAGTATTATTGGATAATAACCGTATTATTATAACATTATATACAACCGATATCGACGAACATGTAGTTCAATCTTTAGATTTAACACCGCGTTATGGAGATCCTGATTTTACGCCACCACGTTTAGATGAAGATGAAGATGAAGATGAAGTTGTAACATTAGATGATGAAACTATTAGTCAACAAAATGATATATTGTTACAAACATTATTAGATGCTGGAATGGATTTAGAAACCGCAAAAGTAATGATTTTAGCGAAACAAAAAAAAGAAGAATTTGTTGTAAAAAGTCCAACATGGGTTCCATCAGATGCTAGTAATATTCCATCTTTACCATTTGTTAAACCTTCAACAGATTATAAGGCGCCATATGAAAGAAATGATGGCTCAAATAATTCAAACAATAATTCTGTAGATTATAGTCCGCCAAATAATAATTCTGAAGAAAAATATAATTTTCCAGTTCCAGAACCTGTTCCAGAAGAATATGGTGGTCCATCCGATATATCTTTTATGCCACCTATGAAAACAAATAGTAACGAAACAACTGAAACATGGGAAGAAAGAACACATCAGGGGACAACCTATTGGGCAAATAAAAATACAGGTGAAGTATCAAAAACAAAACCGGATTCGATGAATGGTGGTGGAGAAATAAAAAATATTGAATTGAAATCAGGATCCATGAATGGTGGTGGAAACATAAAAAATATTGAAATAAAGCCACTTTTAATGGACGGTGGTGGTGATTTGAACCTAACAGAAATAACAAATAGTGATAATTTATTAGATACATTACCATTAAGTGGTGTAAATAGTGAATCATTAAGTCCAAATAATTTTACAGCTACACCATTATTTGAAGCAGGAACATCTTTAGATACTGATGTAACAAGTAGTTCTATAGGTGGTGGTATGGAAAGTGTATCTTTGGATTCAATCGGTGGTAATATGGAAAGTGTATCTTTGGATTCAATCGGTGGTAATATGGAAAGTGTATCTTTGGATTCACTTCCAAATGATTTAAGTGGAGGAAGTTCTGTTGAAGCACCATTACTAGATATAAGTGGTATAAATGAAATCAGTGGATTAACCGAGGTTGTATTGTAATTAATTTAATCTGGTGTATGATGGTTTTCTGTAAATATTTTTTGTAAGAAAACTACAATACATAATACTTACTAATGACATTACACAAATAAAATAGTAAAGAAATGCCACACTATCAATAATCCAAAATAACAGTGGTGGTACAAATAATAATACATTAATAATGGTAAGTATGAGTGTTTTTTCTCTATATTTGTATGTATGGTTANTGTGTATACCATCATCATTAATATCTTTATAATTATCGAAATATTTATCTAATATTTTTTTTGTATTGTATGAAATGTATAAATTACATGCAACCACTATAAATAATAAAGACATTACCAAAAATACATTGAACACATTACATACATAATTAAATTCATTATTACTAATACAATTACTATTATTGTAAAAACATTGTGTATTTGGATTACAAACGCCAGTAATATTTGTTGTACTATTAGATATATTACACCACCGACATAAAGGATTTTTTATACAATTGTGTATATCTCTATGGTGGTTACAACTTGAATACATTTTTCCATAACTGTTAGAAATAAACGATACAAATAATAAAATAGGAAAATACATTTATTGAAATATATTCACTTAAACTTTAAATAAATTAATATTAATATGAGTTTATATTTTTAATTTTTAATTTTTAATTTTTAATTTTTAATTTCAAATACACTCGGTGGCAACCATGTCATAAATGGTAATAAATCCGTCCCAGGTGGTAAATACCACAATTTTACATTATTATCCCATTTTAGTCCTTTGTCTTTTGCTAGTTTTTTATTTGTTTTTTCATCACTTGTTATCCAATCAGGTAGTTTATGATGTGTGCCATAAAATAAGTTTTCAATTTGTTTATAGCCATCTGGTTCAGTGTTTTCGTATAATATACGGTGTCTTTTATAGTTGTATGATTTTTGTAAATATACTTTGGTATCTAATATTAATGGTTCTTTAAAACTATTTATATCTGGTTTTTTATATTTTCCTAAACTAATTTTTTTGTTATTTGGTAAATCTAAAAATACACGGTCATAGTTTTTACATTTTTTAAGTCTATATTTTCGCAAATTCGCTGCTAAATTATTTATTTTTTGAATATCTTTTTGTGGAACATTAGTCTTTGGCATCATTGTTGTTTTACGTCTTTTTCGATCGATATCATATTCGACTACTTTATAATCTATAGGAGATTCTATCAAATTATGCGAACATGACCAACCAATTTTTTGCGTACTTCCAACCGAATATCCCTCGTTATCGTCAAGCCACACATCACTCTCTTCAGGAGAACCTAATATATCCCCATATTTAGTAACATTATTATGAGTAGTCGCATTTATATAAAATTCTCTAAATAAACAATCAATATGATAATATTTATTTTTAAAATTTGATTCATGCGTCCAACCAGAGTCTCTATTTGATTCTCTTGCTCCACTAATATCAACTATACGAGTCGTTCCTATTTTGATATTACTACCACAATGTTTACATCGTGTGGTACTAGTATAAGCAACATCTACCTTCCATTTAGCACATTTTTTGTGTCCTTCTCCATTAATATATTCTAAATCAGTCCGATTATAGCCATAATTGTGTTTGTTATGGTCTGGTCCATATTTTGTTCCTTCAACACTATTATTATCGTTGTCTCGGGTTCCACATGTCCACTTACCATCTTTCCAACATCCAGGTTTCCATTCTTCAACACCGCTTAGTTGATCACATTTATAATTGAAATGTTTTATTTCTTCTGGGCTTAATTCATTTATTACATTTTCCATTATATGCTCTGCTAATCCTTCATCATATAATTCATACGACATTACTTTTAATACATTTGGATTATGTTTTACTAAATTAAAATAGTGTTCAATTAAATACTTCCATAATTTTGATTCTGTATCAACCATTAATAACTCACATATTTTTATTACGGTTATAAATCTTTCTTTAGATTTACCAATAGATTTATATAATTTTGAGGATTCTTTGGATGATATAGATGGGTCTAGAAGAGAGTTCAAAAGAATAAAATCATCTATTGTGGCAATTTCTTCTGTAATAAGTTTATTTACGAGTACATTATCTAATGGAGAAGAGGCATTATTAGTTATAGTTTCAAAATCTTTTTTAATACTTTTAAAGAATGGAAAATGTTTCAAATTATTGTAATCAAACTTAACATTGTATAATTGTGGTGCTAACTTAAGTTTAGATGATACCTTTTTCCAATTCTGTTTTGCCTTGTGTGTTCTTTTAATTGATTTACTAATTTTATCCCATTGTTTCTTTATTTTAGACCATTTTTTATATTTTTCGCGTGTTATTTTCCAATTCTTTTTTGCCTTTAATGATTTTTTAGTTCTATTAATAGCATTGAACCATTGACTTTGTGCTTTTTCTTTTCTTTTTTTGATTAAAGAAAGACGGAATTTTTCATTGGCCTTTGCAGCTTCACTTTTTCTAAGTTCATCATTATATACATAGTCATCGGCTTCTTCATTCCATTCATATCCATCTTTCTTTCTTTTACCATATTCTGGACGACAACTCTGCGTTTTAGCATCATCATCCCAATTCCATTCACAAATTGGCCAAACCGATTTAGCACATTCTTTCTTATTTTGTTTACTTTCACATCGATTGCTAGACATTATCTTTTCTTCTTTTTTTCGTTCTTCTTCATCTTGTTTAACACAAAACCCTTTTCGTTTAGATTTACCAGGAACTGTTCTTAATTCCCAATCACATTCAGATTTCTGAATACAATCTTTTTTTTTTTGAATATTAGCACAAGACATATTATAATAATAATATAAATAAATATAAATAAATAAATAAATAAATAAATATAATCAATATGATATATTCAATAATGTTTTGTTAGCATGAATATTGGCATTTTTAAGGTGTATTTTAAAATTAGACGCATTTATAGTTTGCTTGCTTAAATAAGTACATTTTGTAAAATAGTATTTGTTTGATTCGCTTTCTTGTTTTGTTACAATGTATATTTTGTCATTTGTTTCAAACATTATTATTTATACTATACAAATAAATCTTAAATCGTTTTATTCTTTATTTTCTTACAACAACTAATTTTCCAGTTATTGGATGAATCATTTGTCCCTTTCTATTAATGCTATCACCTTCATCAAATCCAGTATCTTCATCATATTCTTCNCTCCATGGAAACATAACAAGACCTTTTTTNCCAGAATGTTCCACAACTAACCAAGCATCAAATTCTGATGGACTATACCCACCAGAATTATCGGTAATTACATCATTAACATTAAATTTCTTATGATCTTTGTACCAGTGAGCACTATCATTATACATTAATGTTTTTTTCTTATCTTTTTGTTTTCCAGTTCCAAACCCACTATCATTATATTGGAATTCCATATCATCAGGTATAATTTTTTTTGTAATTATATCAAATGAAATAAATTTTTCGACCAATGGTGTTGAATAAAGTTTTGATTTTTCTACACCTGTAAAGAAAGGTTCCACAAATCCTTCGCTAAATAAGTGTGTTAAATAGGATACACCGTGTATTTTATTTATAACACCAGTATTTTTAGCTTTCATAGATTTAGTGGCTGTAGCGGGTTTTCTAGGAGAAGGCGTCGAAGCTTTCTTGGATTTAGAGACTGATCCTTTAACTACAAATTTACGTTTTGAACCTTTTGTTACTGTCGGTTTAGGTGTAGTTTTCTTAGATTTACAACTCCCTTTTTTCCGCCCAGCCCTTTTATTAGCAGGTTCCCATTCGCATGAATCATTTTCCTTACACTCTCTCATACGCATCTTTTTATTAGAACATCCTGACATATTATATAAAGTTATAATATTTTAATTTGAATGATTCGTTAAATTCTAAAAATTAATAAATGTTATTAAATAAATGTTTAGTATTTGCAGTATGTTTCCTAAAGAGATGAATAT